GTTTCTTATGTTTGGGATGAAAAGGCTTCGCAAAGGGGGGTTGAGCAACCATTGAAAGAAAAAGACCATGCAAACGATAGTTTACGTTACTTTGTTAAAACTATCTTAGTAGGAAGGAGCTTTAGAAATCGTGTCAAAGGCTAAAGAAAGAATTAAACATAATAAAACAAGTAATAAGACTTACGCACAGAACAAGTCAAGACGTACTAGAGACAGCTTCTCTAACCCTATGGCAAGGTTAGGTAATAATACTTCAAACTTAATAGAAGGTACTACATATACATCTACAAGAATAACTAATAATCCCCAGTTATTAACTACTCTTTATAGAGAGCATTGGCTTCCTAAAAAGATAATAAACTCTATACCCGAAGATATGCTAAAAAACTGGTATACAATAAAAAGTAAGTTGGCTCCCAATGATTTATTAAAGTTTGAAAAGTTAGAAAGAACCACAAAATTAAAGAGTAAACTTCTTGAGGGCTTACAGTGGGGTAGGCTTTATGGTGGTGCAGTTGGAATAATATTAATAGATGGACATGAGGATATGTTAAATGAACCTTTAGACTTAGATATGGTTATGCCAGATAGTTTTAAGGGGCTTATTATATTAGACAGACATATAGGTGTTGAACCACTTACAGAGCTTGTAATGGATATAGGAGACCCAGACTTTGGTCTACCTAAATACTATGCTCTTAGTATTGACACATTAGAAAAAGGATTAACTATACATCATTCTAGAGTAATTAGATTCATTGGTAGAAAGTTACCTTACATAGATAAAATAGCAGAGCAATATTGGGGAGCCAGCGAACTTGAACATATATTTGACGAAATCAAGAAGCGAGATAACACAAGTTGGAATATGGCTATGCTAGTCTTTCTAGCTAATATAAAAGTTATGAAAGTTGATGGTATGGAAGAAATGGCAACAATGGACTCACAAGCACTAGAAGAATTGTATAGCACCTATGCAATGTCAAATCAATTCCTAAGTAGTCAAGGTATGCTCGTTATGGGTAAGGAGGATAGTTTTGAGACTCATAACTTTTCATTCTCAGGAGTATCAGAAGTATATGAAATGATCATGATGGACGTGTCTGGTGCGTCTGAAATTCCAGTTACTAAACTATTTGGAAGAAGTCCTTCTGGTATGAATGCTACAGGAGAGGGAGACATGGAGAATTACTATGACTTTATCACAGCACAACAAGACGAGTATTTAAAGCCTATAATTGATAAGTTATTACCCATTATGAGTATGAGCGTGCTAGGAGCTATTCCAGACGATTTAACCTATGAGTTTAATCCATGTAGAGAACCTTCGGAAGATATTCGAAAGAAATTAGCACGTGAAACTACAAGTACAGTTATAGAAGTTTATAACGCTGGGCTTATAAGTGATAAAACTGCTTTAAAAGAACTACACAGCCATAGAGAGACAACAGGCATGTGGAATAGTGTAAGTGATGAAGATTTAAAAAATGCAGATAGTAGCCTAAGTGACATTGATAATGATAAGTTATTAAATTTATTTAACTCCTTAAAAGATAATACAATAGATAGTATAGGTAAGACTAATGAAAATGAATAAATGGCAAGCTCTTAAAAGAATTGAAAAAAGATATATAAACAGTATAAATACTATATTTAAGCAGGTAGAGTTTTTGTCACAGACAACTAATGATCCAACAAAGCTAGCAAATATGTTAAAAGCCCTATCTACAAATAATTACTTTAATTCTATGTGTGAAGATGTAGCTACTAGAATGGTTACCCATATTAACAGGGAAGTAGGAGGCACATGGAAAGATGCAGCAATACAAGTAGGTAGAGGGAATGAAATTTATAAATTACTAATGAAAGAAATAAGCAACCCTACTCTATCTCTTGCTATATCAGAGAAGATACAAGAAAATGCAAGGCAAATAAAGTCATTACCTTTAACTGTTGCTAATGATCTAACAGATGAAATAAGAAAGCTTACTTTTCAAGGTAAACGTTCAGAGGAGATTGCAAATATTGTTAAGGCTAAGTCTCCTAATTTAGCAGAAAGATATATAAATACCATAGCCAGAACAGAGGTTAGCAAAACCCAAAGTGCATTAGTGCAGGTAAGAGCAGAAGAATTAGGGCTTAATTGGTACATATGGCGTGATTCAGGAGATAGTAGAGTAAGAAAGTCACATGGGATTATGGAAGGTGTTTTAGTTAATTGGAAGGACCCTCCAAACCCAGAATTATTAGAAGGTGTTAATCATACATACGGTAATTATCATGCAGGGTGTATTTTTAACTGTAGATGCTATGCCGAGCCTGTAGTCTCATGGAATTTAGTGAAGTTTCCTTGCAAAGTGCATGTATATGGGCAAATTATAAATATGAGCAAAAAAGAATTTATGGCTATAGCCTAAGATTGGAGGACTAAACTTGAGTACAGTTGTTGCTATAAAAGATAATGATAAAGTTTGGATTGGGTGTGATAGTCAAGTATCTTTTGGCTGGACAAAATTAAGCACTACTGAAAATACAAATAAAGTTTTTAGAATAGGAGATAGTAAAAATGTGGTTATCGGTTGTGTTGGAGCTTTAAGAGATTTAAATATTATTTCAACAGCAGAACAGTTAATTGAAGAATACATACTGCTTAAAGACTCATTAGATTTTAAATATATTGTAAGAAATGTTGTACCTAAGATATTTAAAGAATTAGACAGGTTTGGGCGTTTAGAAACTAATAATAATATACAAAGTATGTATTCAACGTTTTTAATTACATATAAGGATAAGATGTTTAAAATTAATAGTGATGGAAGTGTAAGTGAAGGTAAAGAAATACTTGCTATAGGGTCAGGATATATTACAGTATTAGGAGCGTATGAAGCAATAAAGGACAATACTACATTGACAGCACAAGAGAAATTAATAGCTTGCTTAAAAGCATCATGTGAACAAGACTTACATGTAAATTACCCTATTATTATTACAAATACATTAGAGGAAAAAGATACAATTATATATAAAGACAACAAAATATAGTTTAATTAACACTCTTAATTTAAGGGTGATTTTTTATGTCTTGAAAGGAGGTGAGATTATTAGAACAGTAGATAACAAAGTAAGAAAGGCTTTTTATGCAGATAGAATAAGCGACAACATGGATATATCCACTGAAGGATATTTGATTTGCTACAACGTCCCAATAGCAAGAGTAGGCAAGCAAGATTATTTAGGTAGTGAAATAGGTATTATGGATAAAGCAAACCAGTTAATACCAGTAATACGAGAAGAAAAAGAAGTATTTAGCCCTAAAGCTTTATCCAGTTTTGAGGGAAAGCCAATTACAAATGAACACCCAAGTGTTGATGTATCACCTAATAACTATACTAGGTATTCAAAAGGACATGTAAGGGATGTTAGACGTGGTCAAGGTGTAGATAGTGATAAAGTAGTTGCAGAATTAGTAGTGTGTGATGCTAAAACTATAAAAGAAATACAAAATGGTAAGCGTGAAATATCTTGTGGTTACGGTTGTACATACGAGCTGGACGAAGATGGAAATGTTTATCAAACCAATATAGAGGGTAATCATGTAGCATTAGTTGCTAATGGGCGTGCAGGTCATAAAGTAAGAATAAAAGACCAGCAAGTAAAAAAAGAGAGGAGATATAAAAATATGTCTAGAAAAAAAGCAAATATTTTTACAAGAATATTAGGAATTGCAAACGATGCAGACCCTGAGGAGGTTGCTGAAATATTAGAAGAGGTTGCAGAACTTCAAAATAAAGATGAAGAAGCTAAAGATAAGGATACTAATGATACAGAAGTTAAAGATACAGAACAAAAGTCATACGACAGTGAAATATTAGAAAAGATAGTAAGCCAATTAGACGAGTTAACTAAGAAAGTTGAAGTTTATGAGATGAAGGACAAAGAAAAGCAAAAAGATGAATTAGATATTCTTGAGGAAGAACTATTTGATGAAAATGACGTTACAGTGCCAGTTGAAGAACTTGCAGAAGACGAAGAAACACTGGACGACGAAGCTACAGATGCAGAAATAGTTGTGATAAAAAATAATGATAGTCTAAAAAAGTTAGTTAGAGATATGAAGCCTGTAATAGCAGGTATTAAAGATGATAGGGAAAGAAAAAGAGTTATAGATAGCTTATCTAAGCATGTTAGAGATATACAGGGCAAAGTTAAGGGCAATAGTAATAGCTATGGAAATATTGAAGTTGCAAGACAAAG